AATACAGGCAGGATAATAAAAAAACTTTCTATTGAAGAAGTCCAGGATTTTATTGATAAAAGAAATAAAGTTCAAACAGATAAGGAAATTACTAAACAAGAGTTTGAAGCTAAGAAAGAAGAGCTAAGTAAACAGAGTGCTGAAAGATCCTTAGGAGAATTCACTGGGTTCACTCCTTTAGTAAAAGGTGATATTGTCATCGATGGTTTTGATGAAGAATTCACTGTATTGAATTATGACGAAGGATATCCTGCTCAATTTTTATCTGATGAGAATCAATGGGAGCCTGGTGACCCTGCTACATTGAGATTGAGAGATAAAGATGGCAAAGAATTCAATGTCTACGAATCAGAAATAGAAAATTTTCGTTTAAAAACTGTAACAAATCCGAATAAACAGACTCTTCCTTCTCTAGAAAATCTATACAAACGCTATTGGAACATCTGGTTGATGCACTCATTCATATATGCTAAAGAAAAAGGGCATAATACAGTATGGTTACCTACTGGTGAAGCTATGTATGAGATAGAGGGTAGTGAAGCAACTGCTGCTATGTATGCTACTAGGTGGGATTTAGAAGCAAAACCAATTGAAGATTTGAAACAAGATGAAAATGGGGCTTATACTAATATTGAGTTTAATAAAGTAGGTCCATACTGGACAGCACTAAATAAAATAAAAGGTATTAAACTAGAATTGTCTCAGCCAAGTTGGTCTACTGTGCAGTTAATCAAGGCAGATATATCTGATGTTGATACGGATGCACTAGCATTATTCGAAGAAGATACGTACGTAGGCCCAGTTATAGAAGATAATACAGGTGATAAATATAAAGATGTTTTAAGCTTACATGATATAGCTTCTAATGAAACAAAATCTTTATCTAAAATGTTGACTATATTTGAAGAGCAGGGATTATTTATACCTGAATTAAAAGATATTGTTAAAGTATTACGTAAGGTAGCTGGTGAAGTTAATGTCACTATTTTGTCTCAGAAAGAATTAGAAGATGGTAAAACGGTTTTATCAGATAAGCATGTTAAATTTAAAGTAACAATAGCTGAAGATACAGCAGGGCAGTTCTTTGCATTTGATCACGAGGGTGAAAGAAGAAGAGCTATCATTGTTAATACTGATGTAAATTCATCGCATAAAAATGCAGTCTATGTGACCCTTATCCATGAGGGTTTACATGCTGTAATGGATACCTACAGGGATAGTGCTGATGGTAAACTATTCTATAGCAAATTAAGAAAAATTAGAGATGAAATAAGAGATATATATAAAGAAGGTAATCTTAATAGAATATCGCAAAGGGCAAAAGCTAGCCTTGATTATTTTGTTAAAAATAATAATAATGAATCTTGGCAAAGACTTCTGAGCAATGATAAAATTAGCGACGTTGAACTAGAAGAACTTATTACCTATGCTCTTTCAGGGAACCCTACCATAGTTGATGCTTTAGCTGGAATAAGATTAGGTGTTAATAACCAGTCAGCTTTAAGAGAAATTGTTAACTCTATTTTAACATTCTTAAAGAGAGTCTTAGGCATGAAAGAGTACCAGGAACTTGGTGGTACTGCTTATGCTACAATTAAAGACTTATTCGATAGAGAAATAGCAGCTATAGAAGCTAATGTTTTAGGTGGTTCTAACCAGAATAAGATATTCCGTAAGGCTGCAGATAAATTATTCAATGCCGTTATAGATAACAAAGCTGAGTCACAGACTATAGACGATGCTGAAGTAACTAATGCTAATAAGTTAGCAGATGACTTAGACAATGGACAAGAAGATACGGATGACTTTGAGAACAGTGATACAGTTTACGAAGAGATACACGCACAATCTTTAATGGAATTTTTCTCTACAATATTTGGTTATGACCATTTAGATGAGTTTAGGGAAGTCCTTAAGAAAGCTACATACCATAGCTTTGAGAAGTTAGTTAAAGAAGTTATTCCTAAAAATTCTAGGATGAATGAGCTCTTAGAAAAGAAGTTAAAAGAATATTATAACTCGATGTATTCTAAGTATAAACTTTCTTATGAAGATTTTGAGAAAGCATTTATAGTTAGAATGTTAAATAGAGCACAAGAAGTCAGTAGAAAACAATTCTATAATATAGAGTTACAGACATTACCTAGGAATAGGAAAGCACATAGGCTCTTGCCATTGGGTAGGGAGTTCAGAGACTCTGATGGTAAAAGACAATCGTCTTATACTGAATCTACTGTAATAGAAGAGTATATGCCGTTACTTAACAAGGTATTAGGCTTACCAGATGGGACTGTAAGTATAGCTTATATTAATGCTTTTGTTAACCTAAAGATAGATAATAATGCTAAGAGGACTAGACTTAAAAGTAAAAACTTAAAGACTCTTAAAGACCATGAATTAAATATCACAGATAAAGATAGTGGTAGTCATTCGGAGAAGATAAGAGATATTCTATCGTCTACACAGGATACTATCAATAGGAGAAGATTAGTCTACTTAGGTAACTTTGGAGATAAGAATACTCTCCCTGTATTATCTATACCAGAAGATTCTTGGGATGAATTTGAAGAGAACATAGGAGCATTCGCTGAAAAATATGATGCATTGTCACAGGGCGACGCCGATATGTCAATCACTGCAAGGGCACTTCTTGAGGATCTCTGGTACAAAGCAGAGTTTAAACACAATGAGGGTGCCCCAAGTGATCTTGTGAAATCTATCATTGTAGGTAAGGATTGGAATAAGACCCAGAAGAGAGGTACTAAATGGGTATTCTCTAAGAAGGCTATGCAACAAGATTGGGATCTTATTAAAGATTTATTCCAGGTTGAAGAACGAGTTGATGAGAAACAAGAAATCAAATATAATATAAATAAGTTTCCAGGTATCAAGGTAGACCCTAGAACAGGGCAAGTAGCATATAGAACTGGAGTAATTAATACTACCCAAGTAGAAGAGTTCCCTATTATCACTGTTATAGATGACAATGGTGAAGAAGTAGAGTATAACCTGAATGATTTATTAAGGAATAAGTATGATGGTAAGTCTAGATTAGATGGAGCTTCTTTCTATATTGCAGGACATTTCGATACTTTATACCACAGAATGTATGGAACATTTAAACGTGGCACCATTAAGAACGTAGTAGCTTCACTGGTTGGTGATGAGAACCCTGAGTTTATTAAACATGCTATGCATGCTCTTCATCCTAATGATCCTTTAGCACAGTGGATGATAAAAAATAATATAGCTATACTATCAGCAGATGAATCTGCCAAGATACATTCTTATGCTAAGACTGAAGATGGGAAGATAAAAACTTCTATTAGTCTAGGAGAATTACAAGCAGGTATAGAAACAGATGATCCACGTTTGTTCTGGTTACCAATGCAGAATATAGCTAGGTATAAAGAAGAACATAACGTTGAGTTCTATGGTGGTAAGAGTAGACAAGCTTGGAATGGTTCTTCTATGACAAGTATGAATCCTCTTATTGATAATCCACATTTTAATGAAGCTCTTATAGCTTTGATGGGTGGTATCTTAAACAAATATCATCTTGAGATGAGTAGGAGAGATCTTGAGGCAGCAGTTAATGATATTAAGAAAATAGTCTTAACTCCTAACTCTACAGTTTCAAAACAAAATGTTATATCCTCTATCTTAGGCGATATATTCAAAGGTGACCAAGCTTATGAACAGTTACAATCTAAGTTAGTAGGGCTAGTGCATCATCCGTTAATAGCCAGCCAGATAAACAATAGAATCAAAGACGTTGTACTTGATGCTTTACAAATGACAATGACAGGGTCTAGAGTAGCTCTGGGGCCAGGTCTAGGAGCATTAGCTAAGGCTAGCCAAGTAGATGTAGTTACAAGCGCAGCTAATATTGCTTGGCATTTGACAAGCTTAGGTACTAGCCACGAAGTCTTTAAGAAAGCAGTTCCTGATGAAAAATTAAGACAGCTTATTAAAGAACTTAGAGAGACTAGAAGACGTAGGATTTTATTACAGAGTAAAGCTCGAACAGCAGCACAGAGAGAAGAAGTCAATAACTATAAAGATCATATAGAAGTTGTTAAACAGAGAGTTGATGCTAGAGTAAGAGAACTAATGGCTGAGCTTGAGTCTAAGATTAAACCTGATATAGAAGAGACAGATCCAGAAGTAGTTGCTCAGTATGAACGTTATCAAAAAGCTACAATACCAATGGATAAAGCATCTAAACGCAGACAAAATATTAATGCTCTTGTTGATATGTCTTCTAAAGAAGTTAAAGATTGGCAGGAAGAATTACTATATGGTAAACCTAAGAAAAATGAAGATGGTACTTTAAACTGGGAAGAGGCCAAAGGTGGTATGTTAGACAAGATTACTGGACATTTGAAAGATGGATATGGTCTGATATCTTACGACATCTCTAGTGATTACCACTTAAAACCAGGTGATGAAGCTATGTCTATAGTCACACCTTCTGATTCACCATTGGCATTAGGTAAGTTTAAAGTAGCAGCAGTGATACCATTAGGTATGGCTGAGAATAGAAAACTTATTCTTAATTCAGAATATATACAGAGTATGGTAGGTAAAGATTATGATATTGATACTACCTCTATACTCCCATATGATGAAGATTTCTGGCAAGATTTTACAAGTAAAGATAAAATAACAAGAAGTTCTTTTATTGTAGTAGGTAATGAAGCAGATGAAGAAGCCCATACTAAATACCTAGAAGGTATGGCAAAAGAGATTAACAAGGTATTCACGGAGAAGGCTACTCTATTAGCTACATTACCAGGGGCTTTAGATGAAAAGGGTAACCTTATTAAAGCAACAAAAGATAATGTTATTTCAGATCAAATTAGGGTGTTATATGCTCAATTACTTTTAGGTACGACAGATATTACGGGTAAAACTACATTCAATATGTTTGGCCCTGATTTCCATAAAGTAAATGATGCCTATATGGTAAAGGATATAGCGCAAGTAGTAAACCTTAGGTTATATCATACTCTAGCTAGTTCAATGGGCATATCATTTAAAGATATGGAAATACCTATCTTTGATTCTAATGGTAACTTGATGTCCCTTAAGAAGGGAACATTAGATATAGATAACCCTGATTGGCTAAAGACTCATATACTACATATGATATTGACGAACCATGTTGTAGATTTTCCTAACAATACATCTCTATTAACATATCAACACAGCTTAGATGACCCTGTTACTAAGAAGAAAATCTTTGGGTTAACCTGGGGATTAAAACCTGAAGTTTTATTTGAGATAGATGATACCTTTATAGAGGCTCATGATAGAGTTATGGATTATCTATTTGGTACTCTCTTTAGATTAGCTAAAGGTAAAAATAAATTTGGTGAGAAATATACTCTCTTTGATATAATGACTGATATCCAAAAGCAAAAGGATATATTGAATGCCTTATCGTCAGGGAATACAAGTGCTATGCTTGGAGATCTATTAGGTATAGTTAAAGAAGAGATAGATAGAAAGTATGCTAGAGCTAAAAGCAAGATTGAAAAAGGACAGGTTGAAGCTGCAGGTAAGATGTTATCAGCGTCTATAACAGAAATCTTTAATAAGATTAAAGTTGATAAGCCTATGGATTATCCTTTGGCTAGCTTAGTCAATAGCTTGACTGTGAGAGATATACCCATGTATGGGTTAGCTGGACAGGAAGCATTGATCATAGAATCAATGGTAGGCACGGCTATAGTAGATAGTGATCCAGTAGCAGCTCCATTACTAGCTTATTTAAGGAAAGCTTTAACAGACCCTAACCATAAATACAGGAAACAAATTACTAGCATTAAGACTGGCAAACTCTATAGTGGGTTGAAAGGGCATACAACTGAAGATAATAGGGTACCTATCGAAGGTAACCCGACCATAGATACTATTATGTTATCGCTGTTAACGGAAGTCCGTAGTCCTAAGCTAGATAGTATTAAGAAATCTGCTATAGCATTATTGCAGGCTATAGATGAGATCAAGAGTACGGCTAGAGAAGAAAGCCCTGAACTTAAATCTAATAGAAAAGCTAGAGCAGAAGCTTACCCTTTATTATTTAGAGAATTGCTTAAGAGCCCTTTCGTTACATTAACTGGAAATATGTCTAGCATTAAGTTAGAGGTACCAGGACGTAGACAAATAACATTAAGGGTTGATAAAGATGGACAGCTATTCTTAACAGATAGTGCTGGACATGGGCCTTATGAAGCACGTCAGATATTATCTGCTAAAGACTTAAGTGATGAAGACTTTAAAAAGATGTCTACTAAAGAGGGCTATGAAGCTGCAATTGGTGTGGCTAATGATAGAAAAGCAGTAGCCTTAAGTATGTTTAAAAAGGTTTTGACTGAAAGAGGTGGCGTATGGGAGAGTGCAGATAATAGATTAAAGCTAACGAACTATCTTAATTTTGTGACTAACGTTAGTATGGATGCAAGGAAAGAATTATTTAAAACTTATATCGAACAGAATCTATATCTACCAGATAATGGGTTAACGCATGAAGATGTTATGATCTTTTGGATGTCATTAATGGGAGAGGTGGACAACCAAGGCCTTACAGATAGAAGAGGTGTCAACCTATCTTTCAATAGAAGTTTAATGTCTGAAGATAAACCTTTTGTTTACCCATATAACGATACTCTCTTGGAGCTTATGTCTCAATATGAGGGACAATTAAAAGATAGTTACTTACAGATGTATAATCGTTTAGCTAAGGATAATACTGTCCATATAGCTGATATAATAGAAGCACCTAATAATATGATAACTTTTAATGAAGAACCTTTATTAGGGCCAGATAATGGAATAGAAGAAGCAGATGACATAATGTTCACCACGCTGTTAGATTCAGTGAAGGAACTTAATACGTCTACATTCTTGAGAAAAGAGTTTAGAGAATTTAATAAACTATTAAGTAGACCAGATGGTATACAGCAAGGTATTAAAGCATTAAGAAAACTCTTTACAGATACAGAGGTATTAAGAACCCTTAACGAAACAGGGTTCGACTATTCCAAGATCATGAAAGATTTACGTAAGTTAAGTAAAGGAGATTTCGAAAAGAAATATTCTAGCTTTGAGTTTGGCCCTATAGATGATGCATTTAGAAAGCACTTGTATTTAGCTGAAGGTAAGATTGAAGAGAGTACTAGGATTAATAAGACTAAGAATAAACTACGCCAGTTATTCTGGATACAGTTTAAAGTTAAACGTAATGAGATACTTAGCCAGAAATTACCTAAACATATCCAAGGTTGGTTTGCTGATGAAAACTATGCTCATAATAGAGAGAGAAAAGTCTTTGCTAACTTTGATAAAGATGAAGTAATTGGATTTTCTCTAACACCTGGTACTACACAACCACAGAACTTATCTCCAGATAAAGTTGCTCGTAAGTTTAGAGTTGTCCCAGACACTACACCTAAGCCTGTTGGTTTAGCCTCCTTGGCTATACGTAAAGCTACTGACTTAGACTTATCTGTTTCTCTTATGCAAGAGGAAATGAAAAATAGCCTTAGTGAGCTAGAAAATATGCTAGAGTTATTAACAGACAAGACTGCCAGACAAACACATAAGAATAAGTATCAGAATAATTCACGTCTTACTATATTGCTTTCGTCTATGGATGATAGTAAACTGAGTAAGATGGCATTGAGAAGAAAGATATTTAATATAGCAGAGAACATGAGAAGTCGTGATGGCATCATGGTTGTCGAAGGGAATAAAGGTGGGACTTATATCTATGTTACAGTGGATAAAAATGGTAGAGTCCTAACTAAACATGATGATCTTCTAGCTTTATTAGAAAATGAAAAGCCTAACCTATCACAAGAAGATAAGTTATCATATGTTGCCGCTATGGAATACCGTAAGATCTATGATATTATAGTACGTAATGCAGTCAAAAGTTCTCTTAACTATTTAAGTGCTACACATTCAGAAATGACAAAAGATTTTGAAATTATAACTGAAGGCATGAGGTATGTAGCAGAAGCTGGTATAACCTATGAAAAATATCTAGAGGCTATTGATGCTAGGAGAGGTGACTATATGCCTCACTCTTATCCTAAGCATGTCTATGAACAGATTTGGAAAGATAAGAACTATAAATTAGTTAAAGCTGCCTTTATGGAACAAATCAAAGCTGCTAAACAAAGGATGGCAAATAGTAAAGGTGGACAATCAGACGCTAGGCTAGCTAATTTAAGTGAAAAAGAGATCAATAATATCGTTGAAGATAGGCTTGAGGGTGGGTGGAAGAGAGTTGAGAAAGGTAGTCCTTCGACAGCTTTCATCCCTAATTTCCAAAAGAGATTTGAGGAAGACCCTGATGCAGACTATGATAAGATTTCTTTTATGCCTCACATTGAATATATACATAGAACAATGGAAGGATTAAAGAACGATCTTAAGCTTGCTGATTGGTATCTCTTTGAGAAACAAGCGAGAGCTGCTGGTGAAAGCCTCGGTGTTATAGATTCTATGAGACATTGGTTCGCTAGTCAAATGACTAATAAAGTTATGCATAGTAAGAAGATTAACTTATCTTCTGTGAAAAAAGGTATGCCAGTTTCTTTCTTAGTCAAAGGTTCTTTTGTCACAGATGATGATGGCAACTCAGTTCCATCTGAAGTCAGAGTTTTTGGAGTAGTTAGAAAGATTACTAAGGATAGGATTTATTTATTTGTAGAACCAGGTAAAGCTGTTAAAGAAGCTAAGCGAAGATTAAAGCTCTATGAAAATATACATGAAGGTATTAAAGATGCCCCTGGCAATATGCCTGCTACAAGTGGACAGATTAATTATTTTAAAGAGCTCGCAGAGCAGGGCTTCGTAGAAGACCTTTCTCCTGAAGAGTATGGCGAGATAACTGTCAAGTCAATGAATGATAAGATTTTCAATGCACTTAATAATGCTATAAAGAATCCAGATAAATTAGGTAGCTACCAACTCAGATATGTATTTAGCCGTAAGCTTAATGGTGATATGGACGCTAATACAATCGATAGGCATATAAGAGAGGGTGTTGTTGAATACCTTGAAGCTCAAGCACAACGCTATTGGAATATGAAAACTATTGTAGGATACTCTGAGATACCAATGTTTGACCAGGCTATGTGGTTTATCCTAAAGTCATCAGCTCTAACATTAAATACATTATCTACTGGATATAAGAAAGCTATGTCTTGGTTATTATTAGCTGGCCCTAATGCACTTAAAGCTTGGGGTAGAAATATGTGGGGACTATGGGTAAATAACTATCTGCATTCTCCTCGTAGAATGTGGCGCTTAAAGGGTGACGCTGAAGATAAATATGGGCTTATTAAAGATGGTAATTTTGAACGAATGAATGATGAAGAAAGGTTAATATATAATACATTAGCATCTTCATCGTTGATAAGCCGTAATAGCATCTTGAGATTATCTCTTGGAGCTTTTAACGTAGATAGACCAGAGACCATATTAGAAAAGGGGGCTGGTTCTACTATGATGAGAGCTTTAAAGCTATTCGCTGAAGCTACTGGATATGGTAAATATGTAAAAGAAGTTTTAGCTTTGGATAAAGCTTACCGTTCTGCTAATACAGCAAAAGAAAAAAGAGAAATCCGAAGGAAACAAATGGAAACTAATAGACGTTGGGTATTGAAACTCCAAGGTTTATTAGACAAGGACAAACAATATTCTTCTACTGATATAGCAGTCCTATATAGAGACTTCCTAAAACAAGGTCCTAATGCTGGGGCAATCAATGAGGCTGTACAACTAGGTATAACACAGAAAAAAGCTGCATTGTTATTAGGTAAATCAATACTGAACTGGATTTATGAAGATGCTTTTGGTTTAGGTATGAAGACTCAGGCTCGTCCAGAGTTTGGTAGAATAGCTTCTACAATTGCTCATTACTATTTGTCTAAAGAACTTAATCATACAGCAGATACAAGAGAAGCTTTGATCTATGGACAGAATGGCCAAGAAGCTTGGAATGCTATGTATAAAGCTCAGAATAAACAAAGAGCTGCTAATACAAAGATGGGCGGAGCATTGATGCAATTCACTCAGTACTTCTATAACTCATTAAGAATATCTATGAGATTGTACAAAGATTCCATCCCACAGAGATTAGGCAATTATCCAGAAACATTCACAGAGAAGTTAAGAACGGCTATATCACGTGACATTACCAGTGTAGACGAGCAGTTAAAAAAATTAAGTGACTCAGAATATGTGACTATGGATGATGTAAACTTATCTAGGTTACTTTTGATTAGATGGTTATCACACTTGACCCTCTTACAACTAGGTACTACAGGTGTATTAGCTGGAGCACAATATATAGTTGGCCCTGATATACAGTTTGCATATGGCTTAATAAGTCTAATTCAAAACTTATATGCTTGGGCAGCTGGAGATGATGACGATGAAGAGCTAAAGCGTCATCTTGTTGAAGCTAGCTATGAAATAATGTTTATGTATGGTGTTCCTATGAAACAAGCAGGGCAAATAGCTCTGAGACCAAAAGGGACTTCAGTATTTGAAGCAGTCACATCAGGTCGTATAGCTTCATCTGCAGGGCAAATAGATAGGGTTATAAATACCTATAAACTGATATCTGGTAATAATGAAATATCTAGGAAAGATAAAAAGAAAGTACTACTTGACCCATCACTAATACTTAATACAATAGTGGGTATGGATATATTTACACAAAGACCATATGTGTATGGCCAGGGAGCTGACTTGACAAGTACAAGTTGGCTACTAGGAGAGAAAGAGTTCAGTATACCAAAATGGGAAGGTATTTCTGATGAAAATGACGTTTGGTTACAACAAGAAGATAAACTAAGAATATTACTTAAAGAGCCACATAAAATATTATTGCCTTTGGCTCCAATATTTGCATACTAAGAAAGGACAGACATGAAAGATAGTTTAGCAATTAATGCTACGATAGCACAAGATGGAACAGTTAGCTCTACTTTAGAGTTACCTGGAGAATATTATCTAGGTGCTATAATACATCCAATTATGACAACTTCTACTGCCATTACTCTGACTGTCAGCGATGATAACTTAACATTTTACCCATTGGTAGATGAAAGTGGTAACGCATATAGTCTCACGATTAATCCAGCAGCAGCTGAAGCAATAATATTAGACCCGTCTATATTCTATTGCTGGAAGTTCATAAAGTTCACTGTAGCCGATGCTCAGGCTGGTGAAAGAGTATTAAAATGTATTATAAAACCTTACTAATTTGCTTTTTATGAAAAAATTTATTATATTTGTATGGGGGATAATGAAAGGACTGTTTAAAATGGACGAAAAAAAAGAAAACGTACTACAAATACCGTTTAAGGATACTAAAGAAGTTGTGTCAGTTTTCATAGCTTTTGGTAAGGCATATGAGACTTCGATGGTTGATGGTAAGATTGATGGCTCAGATTTAAAAAATTTGTGGCCAGTTGTTTGGCTTGTTAAACCAGCGCTAAGTGATATATCTCAAGTCAAATTAGAATTCATTAATGCTACAGAAGAAGATAAAAATGAATTTGAAGCTTGGGTTAAAACCCAGATTGATTTAAAAGATAAATCAGTTGAACAACTTATAGAAGCATCCTTTGCTCTAGTATTAGACTTAGCATTCTTCTTACAAGCATTCTTCCCACGGGTATTTGATAAACCAGTAACGAAAGAGACTAATGGAACAACTGAAACTCCTGTGGAGTAAGGTAAGAGTGTTCCTTTCAAGAGTATGGAAGGTCTTAGATGGATGGAAATCTACGATAGGCCTTCTAACTCTATTCATAGAAAACAAATATGATTTACCTGACAGATGGTATATAGACTGGAGCATAATTGGTATATATATCTGGACAGGAGTTGGCTTAGGCCATAAAGTTAAAAAGCAATTAGGTAAAATAAATGATACAGAAATTAATTATAAAGAAATCGGCAGAAATATTTCCAAACTTCGTAAGCTTAACGATAGGTTATGAAACAGGTGGAGATAAACATGGCGGTTATACTAATGACCCTAAAGATGCAGGTGGCGAAACCAGATGGGGAATTAGTAAAAGGAGTAACCCAACTGTAGATATTAAGAATCTTACATATAAACAGGCTACTGAAATCTACAAAAATAAGTACTTTACACCCTCAATTGAGACATTAGCAATTACACACCCAAATATAGCTTTTAAAGTATTTGATATGGGAGTCCTGATGGGCCCTAAAACGGCCGTAAAGGTACTTCAGAGGACGTTAAATGACCAGAGCATACATTCTATGGCAGTTGATGGACAAATGGGCGTAATAACGATAGGGAAGATTATTTCCTCAGAATTACTTGACAGTGACCTTTTAAGGCTGTATATTACGGCATTAGAAAAGAGAATTTTTTGGCTAGTTATGAGAAAACCTTGGAATCTTAAGTTTAAAGCAGGCTGGTTAAATAGGATACATAAAGAAACAAATTTTGAAAGTAAGATAAAATAATGAATTGGACTAGTTTATGGCAAGGAGTTATAATGGGAGTGATATTATTCGGTATAGGTTATCTTATACCTGTAAAGTCACCCTTTGATAAGGACTGCCCAGAAATAATACCAGTTAGTACGACAACTACACATGATTCTTCTAATGTAGACCCAAATTCTTTGACAGTGACAGGCACAAATGAAGATATAAAACCAACTACAGGCTGGTACTATACGTCTATTACACAAGATACTATAGATGGTAAGCCAGTAGATATCATAGAGAAAGAAAAGTATTGGTCTTATGTAGACAGCCTAAGATATGAAGATTCTAATTATGTAGTGTTAAGTAGACCAGAAGTTATTATCACTGGGTTAGTAGATGATACTATAACAGTTGATATAATACAAAACATAGAAGTAGACCCGAAGCCCTATTATATACCTATAGATACAGTATATATAATCACTACAGTTGAAGTACCTGTTAAACCAGAGCCTACTACTGTATGGCAATCTCCTGTATTTTGGGGAGCAATAGGTGTAATAATTGGTGGACTGTTTAGTGGGATAATAAATAGAAACAACTTAAATGTTGTAAATGATTTTAATGATTTAAGAGAAAGAGACTAAAATGGCTAAGAAACAACCAGTAGAAGTAAATGTACCAGTTGATGTTGACACTCCTGTAGTAGTTGATAATGGTAAAAATGCAAAAGCTTTAGCAGAAGACCTTAATAATATAACAGACCCTGCTATCATTGACCCTTATGCTGCTGAATTAATGTGGCAGACTTGTCACCAAGTTAACCATCCTGGGTTAGGTTACGTAATACCTGATGCTATGGTCGAACTAGATGGTACAGTTTATCCTCCATTTAATACAGTGTTAATTACCGTATTAGGAACAGATTCGCAAATATTCGCTTTACCAAAGGTAACTTTTGAATTCCTCTTCGGCAAAGCCAGATAATTTATGTATTATAGATGGGTGTAGCAATCCAAGGGTTAAAGGCCATGAATATTGTTATACCCATCATGTTCAACAATTAGAAGTTGAATGGTTAGATAATACTGATATAGATAACTTAGGCATCGTTAAATGGTGCCGACAGTTGATGCCAGAAGCTGCGTTTAATAAAACTCCTGAGTTCCACAAACTACTTTTTTACAGACTACTTGCTTTATATAACCCTACATTAAGGAATAAATATGAACGACTCTTTGAATTTATTAGCTTTAGAGGAAGCGCTAAGTCAACAGCTGCAAATACTCTCTTTGTGTCCTACATCATTGCGAATAACGGAAAGAGATTCAAATTTACAGTTGACGGTGAAGTTAAAGAATTTCTTATTGACGAACGAGCTATCATTATTATATCAGAAACTGGAGGCAGCGCTGAGGATTTCACTGTTAGAATTAGAGATGCATTCGCTACAAACGAGCGACTTCGATATTATTATAAGTACACCGTACAGCAAGCCCTTGACAGTGATACTGGACAATGGACAAGAAGCGCATTTAAGATCAATAACTTGTATGTCCAAGGAATTGGCTCGGGGATGATGATCAGAGGTAAGGTTAAGGGTATGTCCCGACCTACCTTGGTTATAGCAGATGATATTTACTCTGAAAATACGATAATAACAGAAGAGAGAAGACTAAGAACAAAAAATTGGTGGAATAATGCAGTGATGAACTCCATAGACGATCTTAAAGGGAAGGTCGCGGTCTTAGGTACAATATTACATGAGGATACGGTCTTAGTAGAGCTTGAACGTAATCCTTTATGGGAAACTGTAAAGATCCCTGTAATGGGTACTGTAGAGGCTAATGGAGATGTTAACACTGATCTATTTCACGAGTTTATTGCAAAACATTTAAAAGTAGACTGGGAATTTGGTCAGTGTTACTTACCTTTTGATGATGTCGAAGACATCAACGACCGTAGGCTAAAACAAACTGCTTACTTTGATAAGGTACAAGCTGAGAAAGATTGGCAGTTGGCTTGGCCAGAGAGAATGGACTTATATCTATTAGCTATTAAGTTTAAAGAAGCTGTCTACAACAATACAGTGGGAGGATTCTATCAAGAGTATTTCCATGTGATTATCCCACCGCAGCAGCGTAGATTTAGGAAGGAATTTTTCCAGAAGTTTGAGAGCTACGACTTGAAATACGAGTTCGGATATAATTGGTTAAAAATCCCAGGCTTTTTGGATGATTGGGAGATTGTGAATATTGAATTTGGAGTTGATATTGCTGGGGTAGGTCTTGATGATAATGCTGTTGCTGTTGTAGCAATGACTTCAGACTATCGAGTTTTTCTTTTACACCTACCAACTGGGAAATGGTCTCTAAGAGATGATGTGAAAGGGGATACGGCCCGAGATTTGAGACGTTATAAAGTTGTCCAGACTGAGGCACGTGGCTCTGTTGAGAGGGTTGGCTTAGCTGATGAACTTTTCCGTCTTGCTCAACGTTATAGACCTTCCACGATAAAGATAGGTGTCGGCGGCGAAGAACAACTAATTGTCGATGAAATTTCTCGATTGTTCCGTCATAATGGTGACTATAGGACGTATATAATGACGAGACCACAGAACAAGAGGGAAGGCGATAAGTTTCAAAGGATTGCTGCCACTCTGTTACCATATTACGAGACTCGTATGGTATATCATTCCTATGGACAAACGAAGCTAGAGTATCAGCTAGAATATTTGGGTAGAACAAAGCACGATGATTGTGCCGACGCAATGGAATGTGCCTTATGGCAGGTTCAGTTTCCACAACAATTAAAGTACGAGACATTTAGCTCCTCACTTTCCATGTCAGATGACATAAATTTTAAAGATACCAAGTCTTTCAACCTTACTAATAACTGGAGAGAGTACTTTTAATTTCTCTAGGTATGCTGGCAGAGAAGACGAAGGTGTTTCCCATAACCACTGATCCAATCCTTTAGTAATTCTAGGCTTAGCACCTAAGTTAATACGTTTACCATTATCTGTTTTACGCCTTGGGCGTTGCTGTCGCAGTAGTTCTCTTGCTATTTGTTGTCTCAGATTCATACATCCACCTTGCAATTAAATATGCATCAGCATTATCTAAATTAAATTTTCCTTTATCTTCTGTCCTAGCTATCTTATTAGCCTTCTCTACTAACCTTTTCTTATATTGATATCTAGATTCTTCTTTAGTCTTCTTCATATCAAAATGCCCTTGCCATACTTGTGGCCTAACCCTAATAGGTTTAACTTTAAGTACAGCGAAGAACATATCCCAAGTACCTATATGCCTACCAAATGTGAAAGCTGACGCTACTCCATCTGTCGGCATACTATGTACATCTTCTATTATATATTCTATATCTATTAAACAACTCTTGGGCGTAAGCTTATTGTCTAAAAAGAAGTTAAGTACTTCTTCTGGAGTAGAGGGCATAGGTTCTAACAAATTGAGTTTACCATTTGTTATTAACGCTATGCCACCCTTCTTGCCAGGGTCAATTCCTATATATAATTTTTTATTCATCTTTATTTGTAAACCACATAAATCCTATTGGGTATGAACATTGGTCTGTATTATCATACACAATATCACAATCTGCTTTTAGTCGTTCATCATATATATAGAAATGGGTTTCTATGACCTTAACTCCTGGACGTTCTTGTCTAATATAAGCGAACATATTATCTATGGACTCATGTATAGTTTTTGTATCCATTGATTCTTTAAACCCACCTTTATACCATCTAAAGTTTACTTGTATCTTTGGGTTAAGTAATGTCATAAGTTATCCCTTCTTCTCTACAAATGAATTGAGCATTAATTCCAAAATATTCTCCTACTGATGCCACTGTATGTTGATTAAGTTTATTAAAAGCATGTAATTCTTTTAATACATCCCTAGCACAGTCCTTAGCCAAATCTTTACTCCAATCCTTTTTAGCTTCTTCATACATTATATACTGCTTGGGAGTATACGCTAAAGATTTCCCTAAAAGCACAAACTCTTCAATAGGAGTAGGTTCTCTATGAGGTAATGACCATTTACGTATTTTAGCCATATTATACTCTTAATAAGTTATAAGATAATTCAAAACCTAACCCGTGAGCTAAATTAAATGGTATATATAATAGATACCAATACCATCTAAAAGGCTTAATCCTCATATACTGTACTAAATTAAACCATAACAGTAATATACTAAAATAAATGTTAAAAGTCAAGAACTTGAGGAAATGCCATCCATCTAAAAATGGAGATAGGAATGTTTTAGACCACCAAGGTGCCTGCCAATTATTAGCTTTCCACCATCCCGTTGCTCCTACAGCATCTGGATTAAATTTTAATAAATCCATCTGTGCATTGAGTACACCTGCTAAGATTATTAGCAATATTGATGCGAATACTGTAAATGTTGTTTTATGTTTAATCATACTTACTCCTTTAGTTTAATTTCAAACGTAAGTACAAAACCTACGCCTGAAATAGTGAAACGCCCCGTAAGGGTTGTTTTATGTATAGAGCATTTGATCACCCCAGTTATTCTGAATCTTGTGCTTCCTGGTAATCTATCATCATTTTGTCAACTGTTGTCTTAGGTAAATCAAAAGCTTTGTTTATGAATTCTCTATTGAATTCTAAAGAAGGATTCTTCTCAGAAGCCCTTAAATATTTAGTAAAGACAATCTTACATTTACTGCCATATTTAATACCGTGAAGCTTACGTCGTCTATCTGATCTTCTTTTTTTACGAGTTCTATCTGTACGTGGGCCCATATTTACTCCTTTAAATTAAGCGGGGCAAGCTACCCACTCGCCCCTAAGCCTTGAGTATGATCTACCCTCCGGATCTCCTTTCAGAGATTGTTGGCATACTCTCAGCCTTATTACGTTTTTTTAATAATTTTTTCATTGAAAGATCTGGGTCTCCATTACCTTGTAACATATCAAGCCATTCATATAGTTCATCGTGATTAATAAAGTGATATTTGACTTCAACCTTGTCTATAGCATTTACTATTGTGACGTGGAACTCTCTTGTAAGAGGGCTTACAATGAGCTTAGGTTGATTAAGATTTGCTAGCTTAGTTTTAAAGACCCAAAATATTTTATCCATTGTTATCCAGCCCATTGCTAAAACCTACTTTCTTAACCTTCTTGTTAAGGCGCTTATTCCTATTATTTATTTTATTGAGTCTATCATTAATAAACAATTGGATATTAGAAGCACCATATATTTCAGTCAATAATTGTATCTGTATTTCCATATCGGCAATAGATCTACAAATATGTTCCACGGCAACAGTGTCTTTCTGAGCTTGTAACATCATATCCGATAATTGGATGCATTTCTCAATCGTTTTTTGTTGTTGCCATCTCAAGGAATTATTATTAATTGAATCTATAATGGTGCGTCTATCAAGCTGTAAGTTTGTATGCCCTAAGCTGAGTTTTAAATCAGCGTCCATTGTTACTCCGATCTGCTTACAATATACTCAATATAAGTTTTAGGATCATTAACTAATAGAGCTTCCATAACTAGTTGTGCATCATCTGGGTAATCTTTTAAAGGTTTGATACTACACATTTCCATGAACTTCTGTAATTTAGGATGTTTACCTGCAGCATCAAGATAGAACTTAGCTTTACCTTCATCAGGGAATACTAAAGTAAGTTTAGGCATATTGCCATCCACAGGTGTACCAACTACTAAAAACTGTGTATTAGATGCTTTAGTGGGCTTAAACAAATGGCCTATAACAAATCCCTTTTCTTTAAAGGGTACCATACTTTTTATCACCAACCCACCTGGCCAAAGCTTTGCATCGTCGTCTAACCTTTTAGCTAATTTCTCTTTAAGGACTTCATTGTCACTCTTCTGATCTTTAGCTTTAGGTGAGCTTGTTTGCTTATCTAAGGAAGGAGTTACCACTTTTTTATTTTCTGGAGTTTTAGTTAACTTAACCGTGCCTTCGGGTGCAGGTGGGGTTGATGACTTTTGTTCTTTTATATATTTAGGAAGTTCAGAAGGGTCTTTAACCGTTTTAGTAAACTGTTGTTTGCTCTTCTTCTTCCCACCGAATAGATTCTTGGCCTTTGAATCCTTTCCAGTGTTCTGAGCTCTAGGAGGATCTACCACGGCAGTTTTTATGGCTTTCACTTCTTCACCTTTAACCGCTTGAGATGTGGTATCAGCTGACTCTTGCTTCTCAGTTGTACCTAGGACAATAGTTTTATGATCTTTTAATGGATCATTAAATACTAAATCTTTGGCTGTTACTTCTGTCTGTACATCGGGATCTTTAGATAACATATCAATGAAATCTTTTACTTGGTCTGAACTCTTAAACTCTGGCATTTTAGCTAAGACCGATGACATTGTTGTATCTTTTAATCTCGTGAATGGTACATTATTGACACGGAGTGAACAGGACAATAATCCTCTTGCTTCATCAAATACTATTGATGGATCAGGAGTAATAAAGTTAATTTTTATAGCACTTAGGTCTGTAATAACAAGTAATCCCTTGTTATCCATATCGTTCATCGTAGTAAAGGTGGCTTTACCTTTCTTACGATCTTCTGTAACTTCTGAGGGGAATAACAATATACGCATTGTAAGCTCCGTGATTTAGTTGTTGATTGCATCCTCCCATTGATGGAGAAGAGCATTATTTTGTCCATTTCGAGGGTCTAAAAAGACATCAAATATGTCCATTTGACCTAATTCTGCAGTTTTCATTGCTTGTTCATAGCGGAGAGCTTTTGATAATACAAGATCCCTAATTGGTACAAATACCATTGACCTGCTATTCAATAGTTTTCTTTCTACGGCTTTATGACCAAAATAGAAACGAGTAGTACAATAATATTTATTATAGAACTTAAATGTAATATATTTATACTTTAGTTCTTTGCTATTTAATATTATTTTGTCTATACCTAATGAACGAGAATCTTTATGATAGTTATCTACGTCTGTATTAGTAAAACAATCTAGATTTATATTACCCACTTCTATTCTTAAGCCATGCTTAGTGATGACAATTAATTTACCTATTTTTGATATTTCATATTGCATTATATAGCCTCTTTTAGAGATGGTGGTGCAGCGATAGTATATTCTGCTTCTTCTATATTATCTAATTGTTTGTTTCTTTTCTCTGCCATTTCGATAAAACCTTTAATTTTACCAAACACTTCAAACGTAAATTTAAGTACAAGCGCTTTATCCTTAACATATTTTGTAGGTGCCAATAATAATTCTGCTGTTTTTTGTACAGCTAAATCTTCTAAATCTTTATATTGTCCCTTACTCTTTTCTATAACTGCTTGTTCTACCTTCTCCATAAAAGGTTTCAATGCTTCCATTAGTGCTCCTTGGACTCTTTCATCTGTTAAAAGTTTATTTATTTGTATTGTAATGTAGCCTATATTACTATTCTTAACATTAAAGGCTTTGATATAAGATGTATATGCATCATATCCAAAGCCCATCAATGTTACAAATTCTTTCTTGCGTATCGTTAAATATCGTCCAAGAGACGAAGTGTCGTTGCCAAGAGAGGTACGATTATTTGAAGACATTTGTGCGTAGAAGTTCTTTATCTTCTTATATCCATTTCTACCGTAGTAGACAGTGAAAGTTCCTTGAGGGAACATAAAGCAATCTGTATACTGACCTGATATATGTCTCTTGTTTTTGAGGGTGTAACGTTTTAAGACTTGGACTACATAGCCGTCGTCAGATACAACCCAATCGCCAGTCTGAGTATCAGTTCTGTGCCAAGGAGCCATAATTTTATCTATCCCATTACTATTTGCTTCACCAGGATTATCGTAGATAATATGTTCACCTTTATGGTTCCCTCTACGTATTGTATGTATTCTCATTTCTTTGTCTCTCGGATCGATCTAAAAGAATAAATCTACAGTAGTATAAATCATTGAAAAAAGTGTATAGAAGATACCGATCACTACAATTGCCAATAAAGCATAAAAAACTACACTACCAAAAGTGTCAATGGCATTGTCTATCAATGTATTTATGGAAGATTTAAATTTATCCCTTTTCTTTGTCATCTTTTTCATATTCTAACCTTGTCGCGTCAGATTGTGTACCTGGATTAACTTCAAACCCAAATATCTCATCAAATTCACCATTAGCATCTTTCTTTACAATTTCTTCAACTTCATCTTCAGTATAGACTATATCTAGACTTAAAGATGTGCCTTTCATTGGATGCTTACATCTACCTTTAATGGACAATAGTCCTTCATCAAAGGTTATAGACTTGATGTTATCTTCTGCAATTTCTAATTTAGGATCTGCAATAAGAAGCTCAATTAATTTACTAATTTTCATACGAAAATTCCTCTTAATTTACATTACTGTTAATATACAAAAAAAACAGTTAAAAGTCAAGTCCCCATCGCGATGGCTGTCGCTGTAACCTTAGGCCACATTACTCGTAGCTAAAGGAAAGGAGTTGGGGACTTGATAACTAACATTAGTCCTTTTTCTCAACTTCAATTTTGGTAGGTTGATTTTGACCTCTACCTTGGTCACGATTCTTATCATCTGGTAGTTTATTACCAAATTCTGTACGTTTCTTCTTGTCAAAGAAATGTTTCTTATTCCCAGGTTGAACACGAGGTCTATTGATAACATTAGGGTTACCAGCTTTAGCTAAAGCATCATAGATATCTGCTTTGCTAAATCCTAATCCTCTATTACCAACACCATAAACTGCATTTTTGATTATTGGTCGTTGTCCAATTAAATCATTAAATACTTCAACAATCTGGTCAACATTCAAGTTCATTTCACTTGATAGTTCAAGATCTTCTTCAATCCCATCTGATGAATGATCAATGATAACAGCAACGTCAAAACCTTGCCATTTCTTATCCATATCAGTTACATTTTTTCTGATAGCATCTTGGAATTGACCAAAGATTGCTTTAACATTTTCCATTACATTATCAACAGATGAACAAGCTATTTGTAACCTGTCGTCTCCTTGACCTTTATCGTTATTTTGTAACATATAAGATCCAGAATCCATCTTAAATATTGTAATGTTTGCACGTCCTTCTTCGACATCTATGTCGAGAGGTAATCCATTTTTACTCATATTATCCTACTTATTTTAGTGATTAATTTTGATTAAACTTTAAAGGTAAGAGTGTAGTCCTTGGTTTCATTTAAAATATACAGAGTGTTAGGGGTGATTCTCTTTGACATCTCATTGACGAATCCACTCTTTAAATTAGACTACACCCTTGTAATAGGTTGCTGTGTACCCTTCTTGATTGTCAATATGACATCATCTGTAGGATTATCACGCTCAATAACCTTTTTTCTTTTGAATGGCCCTGCAATAATTAATTTTCTATCTTGTAAGATAAGCTGGTCATCAGGGTAAATGTTTGCTTTATATTTACTACCACTTGGCACTCGTATATATCGATGGTCACCAATAGGTTTCTTTTCCTTAGGTCTATCATCAATAAATATAAATAAATCATCAAGTGAATTCTTTTTAGCCCTGTAGTTATAGATTAAAACTACAACTAATGCTACTGTTACAGCGATAAGCATAACTAATAAGCTAATACTGAGATTGTTCATTACTTTTTCTTACCCTTTCTTGGTGACTGCTCTACTATTACTTCAAGCTCTTCCATTGGGATTTCAGGATTTGGTTCATCTTCAGCATCAAATTCTTCGATAGCTTTAGTACAAGCTTTCTTCATCGCTAAATATGTCCAATCTTCATCTTTTACTGCTATCTCACCTAGTTTATTATTAATATTTATCATTAATGCAATAAATAATATTAACAATACTACTTGGAAGACAGCTAAAATTCCTATAATATCAGGATTCATTGTATTTCTCCAACTTCTTCAATTTAAATGGTAATTGCTTAAAAAAACGATGAAGCATAACCATAATTAGTTATACTTCACCGCTATGTGTATGTCTCGTCGTGGAGATATACTATGTTCTTGCAAATCCGAACTTTTTCTTAGGTTGTTCTTCAGGTTTATTCTGTTCAACATTATCCTGTGAAGATTTAGCTTGGATAAAGGAGCCTTTTGCACCTGCAACACCATATTCAATGGATAATACAGCAATCAAGGTGTTATCATCTTCATTTACTTTGATGATACGAGCTTGTGCTTTCTTTGTACGGTCATATGTAACTTGGAAATCAGCGAAAGTTGGTATCCCTGTTGTATCTTTTATTTCAACGAGAGATTCCAATAAATCAGTTGCAACTTCAGCAACATTTACATATCCTTCAGGTAATTGGTCTTGAGGTATTACTCTCAATCTCAATGTTGCGTTCATTCCGCCTTCACGATTTGCCCAAGGACGTATTCCCACGATATTTTCAGCAACGAAATCTCTCATTTCCAATAAAGTATCATCAACACCTTCCATCTGTGTTACTGGTACACCTTCTTTAGGTATAGGAACTGGAGCTTTTTCTTCAGTTTTAGGAGCTGGTGGTGCTGTAGATGTTTGTTCAGATGCTTTATTGGCATTCTGTCTCATTTTATTAAATTTGCTCATAACTTACTTTCTAAATAGTTTATGATAATGGTTAATTACTTGTTTGTTCAGGTATACTTATTTTAGCATCCCTTAGAGGTGTAAAGGAGAAATACATTAGCCCTTTATCTTTATCAAACTTTTTATAGTATAAAGATGTAGTTTCACCTTCATCAGTAAAGTTAAATTCAAAATCTTCCTTTACTGATTTACAAAAATGGTCAAATTCTGTGAGTTTACCATTCCATTCTTTTGGCATTGGTAATACTGCACATTCCACGTTATCAATCATCTCCATATCTATTGAGGTGGCTTTCTCAATGATGATTAATATATCGTGAGCTGTTCTGCGAGCCGATTTTCTTTTCAATTTATACTCCTATATTAGTGATTTAATTGCAAAGTTATGGATGCGTTATATTTGATGTCTATTCATAATAGTTGACTGTATAACGCACCCGAGAGAGCCAAACAAAAGTACAAAAGCCAAAAGTGAGACGCGAAGCCGAGCAAAGCGAGAGATTATCAAGGTAGTCTATTAAGCTTGTGCATTTGGTCTAAGAATGATTTTATCTCTAACATTGCTTCGTGGTAGCTATAAGCTTTTTCGGAGTTTATTTGTAATAGGTCTGTATAATTTGCTATTTGTTCCATTTTATCCCTTGCGTCTTCAAGCTCAAGCTCAAGCTTGTTAATCTTTTCTACTAATTCAGCACATTTATTTATTAGCTTTTCATTATTATTATTAGATTTTATGAGAGCTTGTCTTACATTCTGGTAATGTCTCTCTATCTCTTCAGAGGTTAACCCTATGATAGTAGGGTTACTTAATTTTAATAGTTCTCTTGTTGGGAAATTTGGCATATTATTACCTTCCTATGATTATAAATAATAACCCTAATATTACTATTAAGGTTATTATAATGTTATTATTATATTCCATATATAATGGTTGTCGATTCAATGGGATTATTAGTATTATCATTGAATTTTTTAGTGATTAGAGGCATTATTTACTCCTTTCACCATTTCTTGGTATTTCCTTAGATTAGTTCCAAGGTCACCAATTGGTATACTTCTCTTGATTGGCCTCTTGAATGTTATATTTAATTCAATTGACAAACCAAGTATTTCAATTAATATACGCATATTACACCTTTGAATTAGTTAATAAATATCAATACCAAGTACAAAGCCCTGATATTGATAGTTTATTAATTCATTGAATATGTAGCATTTGCCACTTTGAGTTCAGATATATGTATAGTTGCTCCCTTAAATGCATTATCACTTATAAATGAGCACCTATTCCATATTATCTTACGCTCCGATTTATTTAATGCTTCAGCAAATAGAATGCGTCTATAGATACGTTGTTCATTAGCATTCATACGTTTAAGGTTCATTTTATACCTCCCCAAACTACAAGGAATATAATAGATAAACAGATAATCCAGAATATATTCCATAATGTTTCATTAATCATTTTAATACTCCTTAATTAATAATCACACTAATCATAACAATCACACTAACTGTGACTACTGTGACTAATGTGATTTAATATTTATTATAATGTGTCTATAATATCTCTTATCACTTCACAATGGCACTGTAATGGTGCACACCAACACGCTAATGCATCATATCCTTTCAATTTATGTAATGCACTTAATATGGCTGGTTCATTTAATCTCTTAATTAAATAAGCTTTATAATTACTACAAGTTTGTGGTCTATTACCGCGCACAATCAAATGCTTTGGCTTACCTAATATACTAAAATCAGCCATATGATTCATAATTGGGAACTTACTACGCCAATAGTTATAATTTAAGCCACAATATGCAACTTTATTAACTATTGTCTTAGTATGTTTAATATTAATTATATCCATTATTACTCCTTAATAATTATTAAATAATACCAATACTAAGTACAAGAATGATATAAGGACAATACACCAATTAAGATGTACTGTCCCTATATAGTTAAATCAGTTTAATAGATAACGATTTGAGTGGTGTCCACGCGTGTGTCTTAAGTAGAGAAACAAGCTTAGCATTAGGTAATAGTGCATTTATAGCTCCAATATTACCTTTTTTATCATTAAATGTCTTAACCTTATACTTAGCAATAGCTGATTCAGTAGTAAGAGCGTCAATAAGCTTAGTCTTTATCTCTACTGGACAAGAAGTAAGGTCAATATAGACAAATGTTGATGAGTAACGCATTGTATTATTCCTTATAATAATGATTAAATGATAGTTCATAGCCAAGTACATACGCTTAGAACAGACGGTTAATCCGTTAATATGATGTATGGAAGCATAATTCGGTACGGGGGGTAGGTCGTACGTGACGATTAGCATATATAAATAAGAGTCCCAGCACATTTTTGCCAATTTTTTTCAGAATAATAGCCTTATCCACAGTACAAAAGTCCAAGGTCTATGCTGTTTTCGGCTCTTTTTTACTTGTCGTTGTCGGTTTCGTGGCGTGTTTGTACTTGTTATTGCGCTTACTTTCTATAATTTTCTGTAGGGAGATGACCAAGCAAAAGGGTTATACCCCAATAAGTAAAAGAATAAGGTACTTTTCTCCCTGCAGAGAATATTTTTATCAAATTTTTATCATCAAGAGAGGTGAAATCAATGAAGAATAGCCTAAGAAACCTAGCTATTTCGTTAGCTTTGCATAAAGCTACAATGAAATGGGTGGCAGAATCAGTAATGATTGCTCTAGGTTTTATCAAAAACGTTCTATCTGTCGATATATTGCGTGAAACACGGTTTCATTTTGCAATGATTTGGGCTGGATGGATAGAGTTAGGATGGAATATCTTGAAAATCGAGATAATCCCTAAATTAGCAATACCTAAAGACTGGAGAGTTAGACCACCTTAACTGATAAGTTAAGTCTTAATTTTTGTATGTACTCTCTTGTCGAGAGTTCCTCTGCAAAGATAATAAATAATTAACCACTTGTCAATAGTTAGGGAAAATAAATATGAGCCCACTGTTAAAATATCCTATAATGAAGGATACTTTTATGATTTATGGTTTATATCCTAAGTGTCCAAATGATCTAGAAGTTATATTGTGGTATATTGATCCTTATATAAATGAGTATTTCGCCAAAGAAAAGATTTTGTTGACGGAACAAGGCGTAATGATTTATCAACAAGGTAATCAATTGACTATCACAGCACCTTCAGATCTAACTATGGGAGTTCCAATGAGTATTATTTTGCCAGGACTACAGGGTAAAAATAGTTCCTGTACGAGCGAAAGAAACGATCAAGCTCCTAGAGATTTGCCAAGACGCGACTCCGAAGGCCCCACAAGGATTTGGATATCGCCGAGCGAGTGGACTGAAGGAAAGATGTCTACGATTATAAAGTGTCAGACAGAAGATAATAGGGCTTCCTATGCTATTAACATAGCGAAAGCGTTATATTATCTGTCATCACAGGTAGCGGTCAAAGCCAAAGGCGTGATCAAAACCAACCTAATTAACATTTAATTTTTAAAAACGGAGAAAAACAATGTCAGAAAATACATTGCCGAATGAAGATACTAATAATGATTCTAACCAGAATCAGAACCAGAATCAAGGGAAAAAGGATTTTGTCCTTGAATACCATTTAATTCCTGGTGAAGGTTGTTGTATCTTTAATATAGTTAGGCAGCATCCTAACGTGGAGAGATTCCTAAACACCCGACCAGGTGGAGTATGGAGACATCCTACGACTGGAGTAGCTGTGACACTAGGAAGACTACACCCTGAGATTATTATGTCAGGGAAAGGTGGGCTTGGTGTCCAAATCAGACTTGATGGAACAGATGGTGCTGCTATCGAGAATGGTCATACTGATATAACCAGATTTGCCCCTGCCATAAACAATAACGTTTACAGGGATGGCGCAATCAATATGTTCAATGCTACCCTAAAAGGGTTTGCTGAGGCTGTAAAGAAACACTTTGCATCCGAAAAGTATGTCATATACAAACAAGATAAGACTACTAAAATAACTGTTTAATCACTTGATTTTTAATCAAAAAATCCGTAAATTTGTAAAAGGAATTTTTATGAAAACAACAATGCTCGAGTACCATCTTAATGTGCTAAAATCTGCGATTACTTTCCAGATTGTAGCTCAAGATGTAAAGGTAGATTCTTTCCTAAAGAAGGAGCGCGTGTTTACAGCTTCTAATGGTTGGAGAGTAATGATTAGTAACAGACCTGAAATCAATAAAGATGCAAAGGTTATTTACCTTCGCGGTAACGACGAACGCAGAGATGAAGACGTCGTAAGAGTTACTAAGCTTGGTAGCGACAAAGATACCAAGAAATTTGCCAATGCTATTGACTTAGCTTTAGGCGAAATGGCTGCTAAAGCTGCTAACAAGAAAGATAAAAGACCAATAACATTGGTTGATAATATCTTAGTGTCAGCTTCTTTTGGTGACTTCATTGACTCTAATTATGGTAGAACACCTAAAGTGTTTATTATCAGAAGTTAATAGTCAAATCTAAGGCTCCTGTAATGGGAGCTTTTTTTAATGAATGGAGAACTAAATGCATAGTGCTATATCCTGTAATAGCTTTGGTTGCCCAAATGCACTAGAGTCTATAGAAGAAATGGTTATAGGCCTATGTTCTATTCATCTTAAAATGCTTCGTAGTGAAGACTGCTTTGCAGGTATTTGCTGGGAATGCGGTAATATCACATTAATAGAATCAAAGGAACAAGGTAAAGACTTATTTATAAGTAACAAATATATATTCTCAAAAGGTTGTCGTCATTGCACTGATAATGAAGAGAACGGTTTGAGTTGGATGACAATTCCAAAAGAAACAAATAAAGTTAAGATACTATCACAAGTTAAAGTATCAGGAGTGAAATCATATGGATCTTATCTCATAAGAGAAAGGAACGATGATGAATGGCATAGTGCCGCATAACTCCACCCACGGGCAAGGATTGAAAGAGACCATCGCATCTCTATCACTAATGAAAGATGAAGAGTTCAGATCGGTAGTGACGGAACACATTACGTCCCCTTTTGATATCCCTACCCCTAAAGATAAGGTTAAACGCAGGCCCGATGGATTTGACTATATAGAGTCTACCTGGATGGATAAGATAACTAAAGAGGGCATGCCCCTCTATCGGTATACTTTACTTCACGTAAGTGAGAGCCTCGGATGGATAGATATAATAGTAAGCCTCGAAGACCGGCAAACTGGAAACGTAGAGCTGGGAGCTGGCAGTGCCCGAATACAAGTAAGGCAAGGTACGCAAGACCCGCCAGGGTTCCGCGACGTAGTTGACAAGGGAAACAACTTGAAAAGCGCATTAACTAATGCAATCAAAAATGCTCAGTCTCGCTTTGGTTATGGAGCAGATGTATATGGAAGACGTGAAAGCGTTAAAACTAAAGAAGAAATTGAAAGGTTCAATACAATACTAACTGACGTTAAGAAGCTCAGCCCAACGAAGGCTCAAGTCCTTCAAGAACAATGGGATGACCTTGGCGTCGACTTTACAGATTTCCTTGACGGCTGGCAATTTTATATTGACAGAATGAACAAAAGGAATGACGTTTCAGCAGAAGCTAAAGTAACTGGAACAATCACAAAGGATCAAGATGTATCGACACAGGTTATAGATGAAAAGAAAAAGATTAAATTTTAATAAGGATAAGAAATGAATAATATGATAATCAATCCATGGGAAATGGCTGATACGATACAGCAGACCGTTATCCCGAATTTTGTACTAGCGAAGTACATGCTCTTAAAAGTAGCTCCCCCGAAGGCTAAAACTATAAGAGATGGCGTAGTGGGCACACTAGGCCTCCTATCTTATACTCTAGATAACGGTAAGGAAGTAGAGACAATCAATGTGTCTCAAGGCCCTTCAGGCTTTGAAATTTCCTTTCCATTCGGTAAGAGAGGTATATCTGCAACGAAATATAGAGGCCCCAAGTCAATATATAAGTTTAGAAGGTCAGATGGAACATGGTTCCAAATTGGCTCTAATAATACTCCTAATAGAGTGAACCCTAAGTTTACTCCAGAGTATGCTGAAGAATATCTTTCTGGTACTATGTCTGATTGGAAAACTTTGCCAGACATCGAGAAAGAACAACTGATAGATGAATATCTTGAAAGTATGTTTATGTTTGGGCTTGCTATGGACTTCAATTTAGAGGTTGAAGGAAAAGATATGAAGTTCCCAGAAGTAGGGATGGTAACTCAATTCTACCGTAGATACGAAGCACCTGTCGGCGACGATAAATATGGTCGTGTAACAGCAACCAAATTCGCACCTGCCGAAGGCAAAGAAACATTATCAGGAGACTTTACAATGGTAGACCCAGAAATAGCGGCAGCCATATTAAATAAACTAGCGGAGAGAGACGATAGTTTCAACCCAAAAGACTTTGATAAAAATAGCGAGGAAGTTATATAATGTTTAAAAGGGATTTAGAGGCGGCGCCTAATGGTACCGCCGAGATCCTCAAAGTTATCGAATCATACAACAAATCAACAGGTGGAGACTTTAGTTCACATCTTGCAGAAATGCAGGAGAAACTTAAGGATGTACCTGGAACAATACTCCATGTGGCACTAAAAATCTACATAGATAAACTCAGTAAGGATAAGTATCTACATCCCAATTATTTTATTAATACAGCTCTTAAAATCAAAAGAGTATCCAAGATCACAAAGAGAGCTAACACTACGCCAGCAGTTAGCGACACCATTGATATTGGAAGGAGTATATGAGTAATATAGGGAATTTATACAGTTTCGAAGCTGAGGCAAATGTTATGGGGTTCTTCTTCAATCCCCATGTTGAAGAAGATAAGAGGATGCAAATATTGCAACTCGTTCAACCAGAACATTTCACTGATACTAAATATATCGCTATTTATAGCGCCTTGAAGAAGCATCAGGTTTTCGACAAGATAGTGTTATGGGATAAAATTAAAACACTCGATATTATCAAGAGAGCTAAGGTCGAGTGGTTAGACGTGGAGCAACTAGATGATTTTGTAGATCTAGAGAGAATAGATAGTTACGTAGAAATATTATTTGACCGATATCAGAAACGCAGACTTTACGACTTTGGTGAAGAAGTAAAGAACGCTATGGTAGACGGTGAGAATCAATATGAAATTGCACTTAAAGCTCAAAGCATTCTGTCACATCTCTCTGAGCGTTCCAGACTCGAAACCAACCAGGAGTTACTCGAAAAAGTTTTTAATGAGGACGCAGGCGATGTTATATCTACTGGATTCAAACACATAGATAGTTTCATTGGCGGATTAACTCGAGGTATGGTTGTTGTGATAGGGGGCGATAGTGGTCATATGAAAACCACTTTAGCCTTAGAGCAGTCATTCAGAATGGCTGAGACAAATCCTACCGCTAAGATTGGGATCTTCTCTAAAGAGATGACATCCGAGTCTTTAATCAAGAAACAGATATCTCGTATCTGTGGAATACCAATTAATAAAATCTTCTCGCAACAATATGATAAAGATGAGGTTTATAAGAAAATGATGGCTGTGCCAGCCTGGCGGGATAACAGAATCAAAATTGTTAATCCAAATCTCTTCATCGGAGTAGCAGACATTGCTAGAATCCAAATGGCGCAAAGGTTTGATGTATGGTTTCTCGACTTTATTCAACTACTAGAGTTCGCAAAGAGTGCCGCATCTTCATCTGATTATAATGTCCAAGTAGGCCAAAACATGCGAAACTTGCAATCGCTCGCTCTAGCGACCAAGTCCGTGGGCATTATTCTAAGTCAGGTTAAGAAAGGTATTGAATACAGAGAAGCTAAACGGCCAACCATCTCTGACCTTGAATGGTCGGGACTGATCAAGCAGTTAGCATCTTACATCTTCTTCAGCTATTATCCCTGTAAATACTATGGAACGAGCAAAATCACAGACGAGCGGTATTACTTGTTAGGAGAAAAAACAAGGTTCTCTGAGACTTTTACATATCCTATGAAGGTCAATCCTGTACTAGGGGTTTTCACAGAGATAGATAGTCCCTCTGAGAGGACTGAATTGGTAAATGAACTAAACAAATTATTGAAAAATAGATTTTAAAACGAAAGGAGAGAGTATGACACAATCACAAGTAGCATCTCCTTTAAATCAAATGGTCGGGCTTAAAGAAAGTCCTCACATTATTTTCCCTTGGCTTGGAGACAAGAAGGTCTACTTAAACAAATTGTATAAGATTACTGTAAGTAATAAAACTGAAATAATCTATGACAAAGGCGCACGAAGCTACATTGCGGACTTAGCTATCGCCGATCTAAAACTTAATGGTGATAGCAATTTGTTTGTGAAGATGAGTGACTATCTAGTCGATAAAATGGACTGGGACTTAGAAAATAATAAGGGGAAATTCATAACTCGATTAAGTTCTTTCTTTCACAAAGTACACAAAAAAGAAATTAGTCAGCTTGCAAAGACAAAGATTGTAGAATATATTAACACACTTTACCCACCAGAAAAAGAATATTACTTTGATATTGATGTTTCATTACATTGGTTGAAAGGTGAGTTCGGGGATTATAATTCCTGTTTCTTTGATGGCCAAGGGAACGGTAATTCTAGTTTTTCAAAACTAAGAGAAACTGATGGTTATTATTCTATAAGATTTTTCAAACCTTTTCCTATAACTAGTTTCCCCGAGAATAGCTTGAAGTATTTAAAGACTAATTTCCCTTTTAGCTATTATATAGAAGATAAGACCATCTATAGAGGGTATGCCAGGAACTGGCTTAGGTATGGTGTAGGCGTAGATTACCCCGTCATTTTTAATTCATATGGACATACATCAAGGATGTCTTCTTTAATATTCAAAGAGTTCTTAAGCCCTGAAGGTCTTACTTTAAGGAACATTAATGCCACAAACACTAACCTCTATAACAATGGAGATGGTGTAGTGATATTACCAGTAGAGAAAGCTTCAGATAAAATTGATACAGTTAATTGTAACAGCAACAAGACTAGGAAACCTTTCCTTTTCACTGAGGAGAAAGATGGATTGCTAGAGGGTAGACTTCTAGAATATATCCCATCTTCTAGTCAGGTTTGTTCTACAGTACCTCTATTTAGAGCGACTGCAAGTAGCAAGGTTTCAATTGCAGGGTCAAGTATGTTTAAAGCTTTCGCTGAACTCAATAATGTTGGATTTTCAACAGGACTTAATTTAGCTAAAGAAGAGCCATGCTATAAGGACATTGAGGTTGAAGAAACTCTCAGAGAGCCAGCACGGAATATCCATGATGATGACTATCTCGATGATGACGATGATGATTGGTGGTAATAATTAATGCTAGGGCTTCGGCCCTAGTTATTTTATAATAAGAGGTATCAAATGACAATCACAAATAATAGAAGAACAAACGCAGGCGAAATTAATCGATTTAAAAGTATTAAATCCGGTCTCCCCAAAATAGATAGGAAACAATTCCAAAAGATTTGTAGACTAAAGATTGAGAAATTTTCAGAATATGGGAAGAGGTACGACCCACCTGGTGGAAGACCATACTTTTTCAAAGATAATGGAGCTGATATACTAGCTGTATTTCATGCTGATGTAGTTGACCATGTTAAAGCTAGTCATTTTACACCAGCAGATTTATCACACGATGTTAAATACTTTTGCCCAACTTTAGATGACAGAGCGGGAGGGTATGCAATACTACATTACTTGCCTCAGTTAGGACTCAACTATGACATACTCATAACCACTGGCGAAGAAAAATTAGAGTCTACAGCCAAATGGTTTAGCCCACCTAAAGGTAAAAGATATAACTGGATGTTCTCTTTTGATAGAGCAGGGACAGACGTCGTAATGTATCAATATTATGATTATGACTCTGGCACTCTATTAAAGAGAAATGGCTGGGAATATGGTAACACGGAATCTTATTCAGACATATGCGAACTTGAACATTTAAGATGTAAGGGTTTTAACTTTGGTGTTGGTTATCACGAACAACATACAATGGATTGCTATATGTCAGAAAGAGAGTTCATGTGGAACATAAAAAGATTTATAATGTTTTATAAAGCTAATGCTGATAAACTTTTGAAACATACTCCAAGGTATAATATATATCTAAAAGATAAAGGTTTCGGATATTTTGAAGAAGCTTATTATACCTATAGGAATAGGTATCAAGATACTTTTACAGAGGCTGATATAGAACTAATAGAACAACTTGAGCAAGATGATTATCCTTTCCCAGGAAGCATAAGCAAAGAAGTTCTAGATCAAGTTTTTAAAGAAATAAGGGAGGCTAAAGAGACTCCTCAATTATCACTATTCGATGAAGTGATAGATAGTGTAGAGGCAATAGGGAAACCAGTAGAACAAGAGAAGGTAATACCTTCTTTCGTTACTATAAGTGGTGGCTTCCTTCCTAATGGTCGATACAAGGAAGAATCGCAAGTATTGTCAGAGAAAGCTTCAGAGTTTTCTCCAGTGCAAGAGTTAGCAATAGCTCAAAGTGATACTAAGTCTGCGATCATTGCTCACACTATGATTAAGCCATCTAGTAGGTTTAAACATAAAGTTCATACTTCTAAGGTAAAACCTACAGAAGAAAACATCGAAGAAATCACTGTGGATCAAAATATAATTGAGCGTATTATAATTGTACCACAAGGTAGATTGGAGAAAAATGGTAACAAAACCAAGAAATACACGTTCCAAAAAGTCGGGCCAGGCGGTAGTTGGGTCTGGTGTCTCGAAGGAAACGATGGTAAAGCCATCCGAGTCGATTCCATTGTACAAGTTAATGGCTGAGAAGTTCTTACTTGAAGAACAATTGGAAAATGAAATTACGGATGGTGAAGATCTTATCTGGCAACAGAATGATCTAGCCATTAAAGATAAACTCGACACATATGGTCAGCTGTTCGATGAATTAGACGCCGAGAAAAAGAAGCTTGCTATATTAAAAGCAAGTGGCGTTGAACGAATTCAGGCAGCCACACGTAGGATAGAAAACCTTGAACAAAGGCTTAAGCAAAGACTCAACTTATTGTCGGGAGGTCAAAAGCTTAAGGGAAACATCTATTCTTTTAATCCATTCTTATCCCGACAACGGACACTAAAGTATCCTGAACATCTAAAACCATCAGAAGCCTATCTAACTATAGAGATAAGGGAAGACTATTGGGAGCAACTGATTAACTTTAATGTATTGCCAAATACAATACATTGGGAAATTAAGAAGCGTACAGGGAAGGTCTCGGAGTTACCTGAAGATCACCTTGCAATAGAGACGGTGTTAAATCCGAGTGTTCGTATAACTTAACGTTAAGTGACCATCCTTAAGATTGCGACAACTAAACAATGAGAAAGATATAAGCATTACCTGGTAACCAATCCAAAAATCCTAAAGTTTAGCGTCTGGAGCTCACGACTGGCGAGGTTCTTCTAGAGGGAGCTACCTGCGGGTAGCAGAATGATGGTAACACAATCAAAGAGAAATCACAATTGTATCATAGGAAACCAGACTTTCAATCTGGAGACACGGGTTCGAATCCCGTACCTCGCACAATTAATCATATTTAGAAAGGGATCAAAATGAGCATAGATAAATCATTTTTAATACCAGAACTTTTGTTAGACAATGTATTCAAAGACAGAGACAAATTTGGGGAGCTTGTAGGGAAACAAATTTTTGCCCCAGACTACCAATCTTCAATGGCAGTAATCAAAGGCTGGAATGGAGAATATTTTAGTATCGAATTCTATGATAAGAATGGGAGACCTTCAAGATATTCAGTTAGTTCTAGCAAAATATATCTATTTCCAGACACATTAGAACTATTAGATATAACGATAAAGCATCTAGAGGGCATCTTAACAGGATTTAAGCTTAGGAAGACCTGGATGGAGCTTAATAATAAAGAGAAATTCGATGAAATAGAGTGGAGAATTGAATCTATTCTAATAGAATTGGATAAAGAAACCACAGATTATGAAAAAGCTAAAGAAATTTTAACAAATTATTTGATTAACTATTGACATTTGCTTTTAAATTGTGTATATTACTACTGGCGGAGCCGAACTTTTTGTGATTTTTAATAAAAATGAACGAAAGAAGGCTCCCCAATATACTAAAGTTTATAGCGAAAAGCAATATGTACTTAAATTTTTTTTTGAAAAGGGTATAAAATGGTAATATTTTTCAGGGTTCCTAATAACATTCGCGAACAATATATCACTTGGAAGGGCTCTTCAAAAGGAGCTAAAGGCCAATGGCAAGCCCAAGCTATAGATTCCGAAGAAAGATTCCTCCAGGATGTAGATGGTACGGGGACTACCTATACCCAAAGTCAGTTTAATAATGTTAAAGATGCCACAGGAATGGCATTCACATTACCTCTCTCTTATCAAGCGCTTAAACAAGCACTTGCTCTCATGATGCAGACTAAACCATCCGTAAGAATACTTTCATTAGACGGCAGGGCTAAAGACCATGCTGCTTTGTTAGACAAGATGAAACATGCTATTTTATATAGCAGCCATGCACAAATGGAGCTAGAAAATGCTATTAGGGATATGCTTATTACAGGGCTAGGTCACGTAATGATTGTACCACTCTCAGATGTCAGAGGTGGCATTTTTAATATAGGTTTAGTACATGCTCCTTTTGATGAGGTTATCTTAGATATAAATGCTAAGAAAAAGAGTCTGGAAGATATGGAAGGATTCTTTATTGAGAAGGCTTTAACCGTTCCTAGGACTCAGGCCCTTTATGGAGACATACTAGCTGAACTTAAAGATGAACAAGGTAAGCCAGTCGATATAGCAACCTTTACAGGTAATGCCTGGATAGAAGGAGAGCTAACAGATAGACAATCTGTAACTACTACTAATTGGGGAACTGATGACCATGTTATAGTCCGTGAATATTATGATAAAGTTTTTACTACAATGTACGGATTAGAAGATCCTAAGAGTGGTGTACTTAAATATTTATTTGCAGAGAATATGCAAACAGATGAACAGACATTGCTCAATATGGCTAATATGAGTTTCCCAGATCTATATGTCCGCAAGACTATTATGTTCGGTGATTTCGTAGTTTGGCAAGAGGTTCTACCTATTACACAATGGCCTCTCGTTACATTCATATATGAGTGGGGTGGTAGACCTTATAGTAGTAAGGGTATGATGCACTATGCGAAAGGTGCGCAAGAAGCATTTGATAAGACTACAGCCATTATGATCCTTAATGGGATGTTACAGAACAATCCTGGGTGGAAAGCACCTACTGGTTCTATTGACGAAAAGGATAGGGCTAAGTGGGAAGATTATTCTAATGATCCTAGAGTTATTAGGTTCTATAATCCTGTAGTTAGAGAAGGACAAGTGTTTGTCCCTGAGAAAGAACAACCAGCTCAATTGGGTAATTTTTATCCAGAGCTATTAGGGTTTTTAAAACAAGGTATCCAAGGAGCTACTGGGATAACTGATGTTATTAGTGGTGACCCTGGAGAAAAAGGAATTGATGTCTTTAGTACTTTACAGCAGTATCAGAATACTGCAATGCAGAGAGTACACTTACATGTCCAGAATTTAAACCAAGTTATGGTTATGTTAGGACAAACTCTTATCGAACATATGATAATGAATATAACCGATACAGAGTATGTGTTCTTTGATGAGAAGGGACTCCTTAATGAAGTTAACCTTAGTAAAGAGATTGCTAATGATATCAAATCATTTAAGTATTTAACAGTTGCTATTCCAGCTACAGCTCTGCCGACACAGAGGTTAGCTATGGCAACAGAACTTGCTAAGATAGCACAATCATCTCCTGATCCAGTAGAACGTAGCTTATATACACAGACAGCTATGGATCTTACTGAACTTAGAGAGTATGATGATTTAAGAGAGAAATTAGATGTAGTCCGTAATACACAAGCTAAGCTTAATCAATTACAAGAAGCTTACGATAGGTTAATGGAAACCTCTAAACAAATAGAAAACAAATATATCAATACTACTTTAGAGAATAGGATCCTTAAAAAACTAGCTGGTGCAGAACAAAAGATTACAGAAGGCTATGCAGACTTAGAAGCTAAGATGATGATAGCTAATGAATTTTTGAAGAAAGATGATTCTTCAGAAACTAAAAAGTAAATGGAGATATAATGGACGATGTTAAAAAACCTGTTTTAGATGGGAATGCATCTTCTGATTCTACTTCGACACAGACCCCAGATTTAAACAATCTGGATAAGCTGTTTGGTGTAGAGGAAGGTGGCAAGAACTTTAAACCAGATACCAAAACTGAAGGTAGAGTTTCCTTTGATGATTTAAAGTCAGATGGTGATTCATCTAAAGTGCAAGGACAAAAGAGCTATGAAGATACTCTTAGACTCCTACAATCAGAGCGTGATAAGGCTTTTGCTAAAGCACAGAAATTAGAATCTGATGTTAAGGAAAAGGAAAGCTTAGCAGCTTTTATTGAAGCTCTATATAAAGACCAAGAGGTCAGGCGATCTTTTATCGCTGAAGTGGAACCAGAACTCATGAAGCCAAAAGATCCTTTCTCTCTAATAAAGGAGAAGTTAGGTAAAGAATTCGGAGAAGATTTCACGCCAGATCGTGATGATGTAAACGTGGCTGGGACAAAAAGCTGGCTGTATAATAAAAGAGCAGAGTTAATGTTGAATGAAATGAATCAGAAACATGATACTCCACTCCCTATAAAAGAACTACTTAAACAGAGAGAGCAACAGAAGGTTGAAGCAATGCGTGCGGCTGAAGCTGAAAAGCGTGAAACCATGCAAAAACTTAACTGGGATGAAGCTGCTTGGAATGGATTTGCTCAATGGATGAAGAGTGGTAATACACTTGGATTCGGACAGATCTATGATAGACTGACTAAGGGTTCTGGAACACAGCCTCCATATGTTACTAATCAGCCAGGTTTCAATAATAGAAATACTTCCAATGAATTTGATAATTTAAAAAAATTCTTTGGTTAATAATTAATGGAGAAACAAAACAATGGCTAATGATTATAATATAACTTATTATCAGGGCCTGCCAGTCGTCGACAATATTCCTGCGGTGCAAAGGACTTATGACCTAAGAACTGCGACCCTTACTTATATTGAAGAGGGCCGTGCGAACCTGATGCGCCTCTTATGGGAATATGCAAAACGAAGTGGTGCTTTTGTTACTAAAGATGTTGAAAGCCGCTGGGGCATTGAATACGCTAGACTTGCTAGACTATTCCACTCAGCTGACTCTATCAGTTCTTCAGGTACGTTACATGATATATTCATATTAACGAATGCTGAAGCAAGAAGATTACAACCAGGTGACATATTAAATAATATGGGGTTCTGGACAAAAATGGATTCTTCTACTGGTAGAACAATGGCTGCTGCATCTGGTGCTGGATGTAGAACTAAATCTGCAATCTACTCATTACCTGAGCAGGTTAAAGTTTTAGCAAATTATGGTGACGATTCTTCTTCGACTGGGTACGCTCAGGTAAAAGTTAGACGTAACCATGGTGGAACTGCACCAACAGGACATGCTGATCTAGGAGTAGATCTTTCAAGCCCAAGCCCAGCATATAGTACAGAAGTAGGAACTCCATTTTTATGGAAAGCTGGTAACTCAATGCCAGAAGGTCGTGATGACCAGTGGACATACTCAGATGTCGATGAATACGATTACAACTATGCACAGATCGTTATGCGTAAGTGGTCGGCTACAGAGACAGAACAGAATGTTGATCGTTATTTCACAGCTGAAAAAACTTTCCAGAGAAATGGTCGCAGAGCCCTAGGAGAATTTGTAAAAGAGTTAGACTCTATTGCAACATTTGGTACTAGAAAAACTGAAACAGAAAATGGTAGAAGAAAATGGTATACTGGTGGAATCTTAGAATATATCCCTGAATCAAATAAAAAAGGATATAACGATTCTTTATTCCAGACCAAGAACTTCAATGAAGAAATAAAGAACATGTTCTATTATGGAGCACAAACTAAATTAGTTCTAGCTGGTGCAGATTTCTACACCAAGATGGCTAATATGCTTGATAACAAAATCGTTCTTCCAGCAGCTACAAATGGCTGGGGCGTTGAGTTAACAAGATTCAGTGCTACTAATGGTGGTACTTTATTATTCGCACCATCTGATACATTGTCTTTACATGGAATGTCAGACTATGCTATAGTCATAGACCCTGCTCACTTCCAATACGGACATTTACAGAATATGGATATTAAGACTATTATGCCTGCTACGGTGAATCCTCACCAAATGGAAGGCGAAATTTATGGTCAGATTATTTTTAAGAGAACTAACCCGAAAGCCCATTGGCTTTTCGTTAAAGAATAATCATCCATACTTTAACTGGGCCTCGTAGAAGGCGGGGCCTTTTTATTAATTTAATGGAGAATTTAGAATGGCAAATATAGGAACTATAAAAAAGAAAGTGAATAAGCCATTGCGTGTAATGGGCGATAAATCTACAACTGTAGAGGGACAGGTATTATATTTTGAATATGGTACTTTTACTATCGCGAATGCAGCTACAACAGGAACCTTGCCAACAGGCTTGACTAATGTTGTTGCAGCAGTATTTACACCTGCAAATGCTTATGCTATTACTGCAGCTCCTTATTCTGATTTAGTTGTTACTAGCGGTCTAATCACTGTTAACAATACTAATCCAGGTAATGCTGCTGGTGGTATTTTCACTTACTTCCTAATCGGCACAATAGAAACCGCATAAGGAGGATGAATTATGGTACAAACAAGAAGCCTTATAATGGATGCACCTGTTAACCCTGCAATTTTATCAGGACTAACAATGATATCACGTAGTGTAGCTATATCTAATGCAGCAGTTTTAACAGTGACTTTTCCTGCTAAGACTATCATTAGTGTAGTTAATAACTATTCAGGTACATCTATGGCAGTTACAAGATCTATTACAAATGATATGGCTACTGTTACTTTTACCCCAACAGGTGATGGTACTTTAGATTATATCATCTTAGCAAGTGTCACTGAGATTATTACTACCAATGCAGCTTATTCTTCTAATGGTTCTAATGAAATCGGTGGTGTCACTAGTAACGAAGATGATAATCCGAAAGGATAAGGATATAACTTATGGCTACTATACTAACACAAATTAGTAAGGATTTAGCTTATAAGTTACAGGATCCCGTAGCAACGGGTACGGCTCCTGGCGCAAGAATTACAGCTGACGAAAGGTTAAGATATATCATCAGAGCCTATCGTCGGCTTTTGCGTACTGTAACTTTATTCTATCCTGATTTGATTCAAAAGATGTTCCAACGTTATTATAAAGAACAATCAGGTACCTCTGGTTCTGGTGGACAAATAACTGATGCACCATATACACAGGTTGTAAGTGTACTCTGTAAGCGAAGTGTGGATACTTATTATAGCAAAGCTGATTATATAAATCCTGAAGATTATCCTAGCATAGTCAATGGAATAAATGAATTTTATACAGGTAATTTCGAGGAAGGCATATATTTTTGGACAATACTTAACACTAGTACTGTACCAACTATAATGTTAGTTCCTGCTGGGGCATTACAGTATAGGATAGTTTATGTCCCTGATAATGCTTCTATAATTGAAGCTGGTGGATATAGTGGGCTAGAAGATATAGATATCCCTAAAGAATTTATAGATTTACTTCTATCTATGGCATGTGCAGAAGCTTATCTCGATATCGGACAGGTTGATATGTTCAATATATATAACAATGATGTTACACAGCAACTAAGTATTTTTAAAGCAAAAACTGATGAGAAGGAAAATAAAGATGAAGATAAAACTCGCTAATATATTAGTGGGAATTTTGTTATTGACTGGCATTACTTTAGGCCAAGAATATACTGGGCCAATGAGCTCAATAAGATATCCTACTAACGTAGTGTTTATAAGCCCTAACTATACTAACAAGCTTCCGCATTATTCTACTATAGCGAATGCTTTGTCTTATTTAGGGAATAAAGCTACTACACAAAATCCTTATGTGATTTGGTTTGACACAGACACATCTAAGGTTACTGACTGGGCTACACAGAAAGATAGTTTAAGGAGTCAGTATGTACGTACAGGCAAAATTAAAATTGCTGGATTTTTCCAAGAAGGTATAACGGGGATAGTTGGTGGCGGTGGTAGTGACCTAACTGTACCTACTCCAGATCAACCTACCCATTATTATGAATGGTGGACTTGGAACCCTAGTGATCCTGAATTACCTATTTGGGTTGCATATTTGGCAAGCACATTACTTATGATAGACGAACAAGTTTATAACAACCGTCCTTATACCCCTGGTGGTGGTATAGTGATAACTAATGATACAGTTATATCTGTAGATAATAGTTACATTGATGGTTTAGTCACAGATGGTATTGCAGATGCTAATGCCTTAACAGATAATTCACATATTGTCTATGATAATACAACAGAGACAATAAGAGCCCCATGGACTTTTAAAAATACAGGTTTAAACATGGGTGATTCTTCTTACCTACGCATACCTTTAAACAATTGGAGTGAAGGACTATCGAGAGTATTATGGGGCAGTTCAGATAATAAGCTCCATTATTCAGGTTCAGGTGGAGAAAGTTCTTATAGGACAATCCCAACTATTAGTGACGATACTGGATATTTAACAGACGATTCTATTATAGTCTGGGATAACTTTAGTCAAGCAGTAAAAGATAGTATACAGTGGTTACCAGTTTTCGGCTCGTTATATATTACTCCTTCTGACCCAGATACAATTGCTATATCTTCTGTATATGCAATAAGAGATTTTTCGACAGGGGTTTATACCAATGTTAGCATGACTGATTCTAGTTTTATAATCCCAGTTAATGGATATTATAGGATAAGTTTTACTTTGACTATAGATGGAACCTCAGATACAGTAGTAGTCCAACTATATAGAAACGATGTAGCTTCAAGCTATCTAGATATAACATCAGATAATAATGCTTCAAGTTTTACTGTAAGTGGGAGTAACATCATATATTGTTCTACATTAGATGTACTAGAATTGAAGCTACAATGTGATACCCCTAGCGCTATAGTTAGGAAAGGGACATTCAATATAGAAAGGATAAGGAACTAATGTTAAAAAAAATCTTAATAGCATTAGCCTTATTTACTATTACCGTTAATGCTCAGGATGTAATTTTTGGGAATAGATATTATATTTATACACCCATAACAAATGATGCAATAAATATTACCTCACATTTTGCGACTATATCTGGCAGAAATTTAAGAGTAAAATCTAATAAATTTGATACACTTGCAACAAAGAAAAGTGTACAAAATTGGCTTACTTACAGTA